CACATCACTCACATTAGCAAATATTATTGACATTAGTTCTCAAGACAATAAGGTCTATAACGATGGAAATATAAATTATACAACAAGGTATATACAAAAAACATTTAGGGGCACAGCACAGGCAGAGGCTTTAGACAGACAAAGAAATTGGGTTTATCGTCCAGTAATTATGTGGCAAGGTGCCCCAATAGAAACTCTAAGGCCAAGAAACGGCCAGTATGATACAACTCAGGACACCCTCGCTGCTGTACCATTAAATGCAAATTTAACAGCAGAAGTTCCAACAGTGCAAAACTATACTGTAATAAACAACACACTTGATTTAGGGGAAGGTGTTTATTACCTTTCTAGATATAGTGGATATTTTTATGCTAATGGAGAAATTATAAAATATGATGCAGTTCAGTATAACATTCCAGGAATATCTACTGCAGATGGTGGTCCAAACTTTTGGATTAGTAGTGCACAAGAATATGAAAAATACTTTTCTCAAATTCCATTTAATGGAAAAATTTATCCAACAGGACTAATAAGAATTTATGCAGAACCAAACTACGAAACTGTTAATGGATTTTATAGAATAAAAAATGGTGCAGTTGCAAAGCATGGCCGTGGCCAGTTTGGAACAGAAATTGTTAATCACTATGCTGGAATTGAGTCATATTGGAAAAATCCAATAAATATGTATGGATGCCACATGTCTTCTAATCTTTTATTTTCTTCAAATGCTTCTACCGAAAGTCTTGTATTATCCACTGGACCAGCAGGCCTTTTTACGCCAACAGGCAAGTCTTCTAAAACAGAAGCTCAAAAAACATTAGCAACTAGCATTATTAAAAACTTTATGGTTCAATCAAGCCTGACAGAGGCTGAGCAAGCCGCACTTCTTGCAACAGACACTGCAACCGTACAATCATCAGCTCTAATTTTAACAGGAAAGTCATTTACAAATTCAGAAAACCCAGTTGACTTTGTTTCATATATACCAAAACAGCTAAATGAAAAGTATGTTCATTTTGGTACAAGAATGAGAATTGTAGGAAAGCTTTTGAATAATACTGACAGAATTCAGAATCCTGCAGGAAGTTCTACATATTATACAATTGCTGGCACATCGCCAGATAAAAGCATTAGCATTGGTGCCTCTTCTGGCGGAATTGCGGTTTCCATAAACCCAGAAACAAACAATGGCTATTTTTTTGAAATCGCAACATTGACTAATCAGACAACACCAGTAGACAATGTTTTGTTTTATAAAATTTTAAGAAATTCTACAACTAACGAAGCCATTCCAGTTAAGTTATGGGGAACATTTTCAGCAGGCCTTATAGCCGATGACGGAACAATGGTGGGCATGTCAAGAACGGTAGACACAGAGATTACTAGTGTTTATGACCTAGCCGTTGAGTACGAAAATATAGGAAGTACAAGAAGATTTTATTTATATATTAATAATAGAATTGTAGCAACGGTGGACGATACAGACCCACTGCCAATTTACAACAATATGGCATTGTTTGTTCGTGGATCTGCAAGATGCATGTTTGAAAACATATATGCACTTGGAAATAATTATGCACAAAATACCGTATTTGAGCTTGACACTCCAGCAAAGTCAGTGTTTGGCACTACAAAAATAAATGCTGGAGATGCCCTAAAGAAATATGCAATTAGTGGCATGGTCCAGTCATCCTATTTGTCTGGAATTAGTACGTCAGAGCCTCCTAAATTTAAAATGTTTTATGAAGAATTTGGAACAATTATGCGTGAGATGGCTTACTATAATGTTAAATATGATAAAGCCTACCCAGCATTATATGCAAAACTTCAATTTAAACCAGTTAAATCTAAAAACTTAATTGTTTCTGGGCTTATGGCAGGAGCGTATCAAGCAGAATTTTTAGTATTTAATGCTACAGACTCAGCACTAATCCTTAATGAAAACGGGGCAGATGTGTCTATTCAGGGAATAACCTTTACCCAGTCATCCGCCTCTGAGCTAACGGTAGATGATTATTTCTCTAGAGCCAGTGACTTTTCAGATATTGAATTTGTTGCTGATTCTTTAACAGACTCGCCACAAAAAGCAGCGGAATATTACCAGGACATTAAGGTAAGTAGATTAACCTATAGCAAAAATGCATTTACATTAGACACAAAATATGTTCAAACTCCAGATGATGCGAATTCTTTAATGGCATGGATGATAAGAAAAATTATGAAACCAAGAAAATCTATTGGTGCACAAATCTTTGTTAATCCCACTATTCAGCTTGGAGATATTGTTAATATTAGCTATAAAGATAGCAATGGAAATAATCAAGTGGCGGATGAAAGTTCTAGGTTTGTGGTGTACAATATTGAATATTCAAAAGATAACAGTGGTCCGTCAATGACAGTTTATTTAAGTGAGGTCGCATAATGGTAAGTCCAACACCAGATGTTCCAGCAGTAGTATCTTCAAATGCAGGTGCTGGAGTTAAGGCAGCCACCCCAGATCTATTCGTTTACAGTCAGGTAGATGATCCTGGAATACTGGAAGACCTACTTTTTGAAGATTTGGCTGGGCAAGAGTTAATTAATATTGCTAGACATGATACTATAAATGGACAAACGATCGTTTATAGGCCAATTAAAAATGTGTCATCAATAGCATTAAAATACAGCCCACAAAACCTCCTTTCTTTACAAAACCCAAGTAATGCATATTTTAATAACTTCCCTATTAAATTACAGGACCGTGTCCCAGAAATACAGGATTTGAGAAACTTTTTAAATAACCAGGCAGCAAATATTGTGATGCTAGATAGCCAGACGGGGGATCTAATAATCCATGTTATCGATATGGATGAAGACGAAAGAATTGAAATTCAAGTACTGTCTTCTGGGGACCTCAGAGATGATACAATATACTAAGGAAAAAAATGATTACAAATATCGGTAAAAGCATATTGTCTAAATATTTAATAGGTCAGGCACCAGCCTATGCCTCATATATTGCCGTTGGTTGTGGCCCAAAGCCGTTATCCCTAACCGCAACTAATCAAGATTACTCAGATAAGGCTAGTTTGGATTTTGAAATGTTTCGTGTTCCGATTATATCAAGGGGATACGTGACTACGGATTCCGATGCCACAGAGCTTGTTCTAACTGGAGAGCTGCCAACAGAAGAGCGGTATGAGATAACAGAAATTGGTATATATTCAGCTGGAGCGAATCCTTCTGCTGGCTCAAATGACAGCAGAATTCTTTATTCTTTTAATACAAGTAGCGAAAACTGGGAGCTACATTCTGAAAATGTGGCAGAGGCAATTATTCAAGAAACAGATGCATTAGATACCTCTGGCGATGGTGTTATTAGAGATGATGTCGGAAATAATGGAGTTATATTTGCAACTAATGCCGACAATGAGTTATTTAATACAGCAACTAGAATTAGTAGAGGTGAACGTAGCAGATTCTTAAATAATATGATAGTCATGCGTGGCGACTTGTCTACTATAGCAAAAGCAGATAATATTTTGTCGCCTGGATCTCAATCAAGGCACATTCATTTAACTGGAACTCAGATACTACTAGATAAGAATTCTCCAAATGATGAGATAAAACTTGCGTTTTCTGTAGTAAATAAAGACGGTGCATCTCCAACAAATCCACATACTGTAAGAATTGTGGTAGAGTTTGCATCAGATGATACGGCTGGGTCTACTGGTCAGTGGGCAAGGCTTCAGCAAGAATATACTGCAAGTGATTTTAGCTCAACAAGATATAAAGTTTTGTCACAAAGTCTTGGTAGCTTAATTAAAAGTCCAGAATTCAGCTGGAGTGCTATGTCAATTGTAAAAATTTATGTCTCAATCCTTGATTCGGCTGGAGATCCAGACACAGATTACTATATTGCAGTAGATGCAATAAGATTTGAAAATTTAAATACAGTTAATGCACTTTATGGATTAACTGGATATACCGTATTAAAGACTGATGGCTCAAAACCAATTGTTAAAGAGGGAAACACTGCTAATCTTATAGAGTTTAGATTTGCAATGGACGTGATTTAATGGCTGGTGTAATTAAAAAAATTAGAATCTCTAGAGAAACTTTGCCACCAACATTAATTGTTGATAATAACATCAGAAAGTCATTTGAAATAACTGGAGTTATTGTTACTGTAAATTCTGGAAATCCAGTATATGAATACACCACATCTGTAGATAATGACCTTCAGGCTGGAGATTTTGTTACAATAACAGAAATTGTAGATTCTGTAGCTGGTAATACATTTAACCTAACAAATGCCAAAATACTTACAAAGCCAACAAATAGCACGTTCCAAATACAGGTTAGTTCTTCAACCACTGTTACTTATGTTTCTGGTGGGTATGTTGCAAAAAATTCTGGTATTTATATTATTAGATATAGAATTGTGTCAGAAGACAGAAACAGGGCATCTCACTGGTCACCACAATATATTCTTTCTCCAGGATCAATAACAGAAAATCCAGGAGCCAATATAATTGACAATCAGGTTTCTGGACAGTCAATTGTTGTATCGTGGCAATTGCCGAAAAACTATAAAGATCAAGAAAAGTCAGAATTGGGGGCGTTTGATGTTTATGTTGCTTGGGGCTTAACTACGGCTGGTGTTGGGGCATATCAATACTACTCAACAGTAACTGGAAATTCTGCAACAATTGCAATACCATTAAACATTAGTGGAAATAGGATCTACCAAAAATATCAGGTAGCTATACAAAATAGGACCTACCCAATAAGGAAAAGGGTAGCTGAATTAACAATAGCTGAGACTACTGCTAAAAACCTATAGGCTATGATATAATATTACTATGGCAAGAGTACCTGTTCCAGAACGTGGCCAACCACTTGATCTATCATATATATATGCACTGGCCACGGCAGTCAATGATGTTTCTGACGAAATAGCGTCAAATAGCTATAATTATCTAACCATTGATACGCAGACTGCTGGAAGGCAAAGTGTAAAAACAGCAGAAGGAAAGATCCTTGGCGGATACGTTGAGGTGGCTACAAACAGAACAGTAAGTGCTGGAAACGAACAAGAATTCTCTTACAATTTTGAAGATTTTAGATATGCTCCAATTGTAACTGCTACTCCAGTAAACGTTGGAAATACCCCAGCTGGTAGAAATGTTTCAGTAATTATTAAAAATATAACAACATCTAGCGTTAATGGAATTGTAAGATTTAACGCCCCAGGAGATGTTTCTCTTGCTGTTAATTTAATTATTGTTGGAATTCCTAATAAGCTCTAGGGTTGTGACTATGACACATAACCCAAAACGTGGATATCGCACTCGTGAAGAATATAACCAAGCCCCAGTTATTCTTGGCAGCAAAAAGGTATGGTTTTTAAATGGAGATTTGGTACGCATTCATCATCTTAATAGGTCTAATGGAATTATGTCTGTCTATAATATTATTCAAGACAGAATTGAAAGCTGCCTGGTTGGCGATTTTAAAAAAAATAGAGATAGGGCATACACTGTTGGGGAAACGGCAGATTTAGTAAATAGACATAAAAAGTACTTGCCAAATTTAATGAAGCGTGGTATAATCCCTTTTCCAACTGGCTCTCAAAAGGGCGGTAAAACTGGATGGCAGGTAAGAAGCTATTACTCTGAATCACAAGTTAAAGATATACGTGACATTCTGGCCTCCTATTCTATGGGCAGGCCCAGAAATGATAAATTAATTACAAATAACATAACCCCTTCTCCACAAGAGTTGACACGGAGAATGGGAGATGGTATACTGACTTACACTAGAACTGAGGACGGCAGGTTTATCCCAGTCTGGTCAGAATCTATATAAGAAAGATGATGGGTATGGAAAACGAGAACACTAGAGTTAAGGTTGGCCTTGGCTATACACTTAACCTTGGCAACTTTCAGTCACTTCGTATTGACCTAGAAGTTGCAGACAATAAGCGTGAGGGCGAAAATACCAATGATGCCTTTGAGCGAATCTATGATTTTGTAGAAACAAAGCTAGCCGAAAAGGTAAAAGAAGCGTCACAGGAAATTGACGGTAAGTAATGGCTGAACGCAAAGACCGAATGGCTTTGCTCAGTCGCTACAGTAAACTACATACTGCAAAGTATGAGCAAAAGCCTCAAATAAATCTAAACGTAGAACAATGGGCAGCAGATGCACTCATTGAATCCTACGGTATTCAGCAATGCTATGACCTGCTGCAATATTATTTTGACGTGGCACAATCTCCCAACTGGAAATATTTTGTTAACTATGCCCAGGAAATTATTGACCGTAAAGATCAGTATCAACAAGATTTGCTGGAGAGACAGCAAAGAAGAGAACAAGCAAAGAAGTGGTTAAATGAGTAGTACAGAATCAAAGCTAATTTCAGCGGTATTAAAAGACAAACAGGTACACGTATTGCTACAGGCAAACGTAGAGAACATATTGACCACTCATAATGATATTTGGCAGTTTATTAGAAAGTACTATGAGAATAACCTATCTGCCCCACCAGTAGATTTAGTAATAGATAAATTCCGTGACTTTGTGCCAGATGAGGGTGTTGGTGCAACTAAGTATCACCTTGAAGAGCTGCAGGGCGAGTATATGAACAACTCTTTAAAGGATGTAATTAGGGCTGCTGCTACAGACATTCAATCAAACAACGCATCTGCTGCACTAGAAATGCTGATATCAAAGACTGCTGAATTAAAGAAAAATTCCTCCGCAATTAGAGATATTGATGTAACTGATATAGATTCAGCCGTAGCTTATTATGAGCAAGTTCAAAAGCAAGCAGAGCTAGGTATCCAGGGAATTAAGACAGGGCTGCCAGGATTTGATGACTATCTGCCAGCTGGAATTCAGCCAGGGCAGCTTGGAGTATTTTTGGCCTATCCAGGTATAGGTAAGTCTTGGCTAAGCCTTTATTTTGCCGTACAGGCCTGGAAACAGGGTAAATCTCCGATGATCCTAAGCCTTGAAATGAGCGAGACTGAGGTTAGAAACCGTGTATTTACAATTATGGGCGAAGGCCTCTGGTCTCACAGAAAGCTTTCTTCTGGCCAGATTGAGATTGATGACCTAAAGCGTTGGCACAACTCTAAGCTTGCTGGCAAGCCAGAATTTCATATTATTTCAAATGATTCTGGCGGAGATGTGACACCACTAGTTTTACGTGGAAAGATTGACCAGTATAAGCCAGACTTCGTAGTGGTTGACTACTTACAGCTTATGAGTCCAAATACTAAATCAGATAATGAGACTGTTCGAATGAAGAATCTTTCTCGTGAGCTAAAGCTAATGGCCATCTCTGAAGAGGTTCCAATTATTGCCATTTCGTCTGCAACACCAGATGATGTCACCAAGCTTGACACTGTTCCTACGCTTGGCCAGACAGCATGGTCACGCCAGATTGCGTATGATGCTGACTGGGTTATGGCCCTAGGTCGTGGACCAAATTCTGACGTTATTGAGTGCGTATTTAGAAAGAATCGTAATGGATTTATGGGCGAATTCTTAGTACAGGTTGATTTTGACAAAGGCTGGTACAAGTATAAAGACTATGAGGGCAACTAGGATTTGCGTGGTATAATGGTGGAAAAGAGAAATAATGAATAAAAAAAATACATCAAATTCATATACGCCAGAACAAATAAAAAGAATAGTAATAGGGTCAGGCCTCACTATTGAAAATGAGATTGATACTGATTATATTATTTTCTGTCCATTTCACGTAAACAATAGAACGCCTGCTGGAGAAGTAGATAAGTATAGGGGTACTTTCTTTTGTTTTTCTTGCCACAAAATAGCAGATCTTATAGAGCTTGTTATGCACACAACTGGCAGAACTTATTTTGAGTCAGCTAGATTTATTAAATCAAAAGAGCAGCAAAGCAATATTGAGGACGAGGTAAACAAAAAATTAGTGGCAAAGCCTGAATATGTTCAGTTTGATGAAATTTTAATTAAAAGGCTTGCCAGTCAAGCAGTAGAATCGCCAAGAGCAATAAGATACTTTGCTGGACGACAAATTCACGAAGAGTCTATGCGAAAGTTTTCGTTGGGCTTTTCTGAAAAACAGGATATGGTAACTGTCCCAGTTCACTCACCATCTGGAATGCCAGTTGGCTTTGTTGGTAGATCTATAGAAGGCAAAGAATTTAAAAACACACCAGGCTTGCCAAAGGCTAAGGTATTGTTTAACTTGCACCGCATAAAGGCAGCAGATAAGGTATATGTAGTAGAGTCCTCATTTGATGCCATAAGGCTTGACCAGTGTGGGCTTCCAGCCGTTGCAACTCTTGGTGCAAATGTGTCAAATTTCCAAATAGACTTGCTTCAAAAGTACTTTAATAATATAATTATTATTGCTGATAACGATGAGGCTGGCGGTAATATGAGAGACAGAGTACAAGAAAAGCTTGGATCTCGTGTTTCCGTTATACAACTGAATAAAGAATATAAAGATATAGGCGACATGTCTGACGATCATATTAAAAAACTAGAAGTATCATTTGACAAGTCAATAGCCAACATGCTAAACTAATACACCAAAATATAGGAGAAAAAATGAGTATTATTAAAGGGCTAAAGGATATCAATGCACTACTTGATAAGCCAAAGTACGATGAGAACAGAGCAAAGGTTCGCTGGCTTAAGCTAGCAGATGGCCAGTCTGTAAAGATTCGTTTTATTGAAGAGCTGGACGAGGATAGCTCAAGCTATTCGCCAGACCGTGGACTTGCTCTAGTTGTTAAAGAGCACTCCAATCCAAAGGACTACAAGCGTAAGGCTTTGGACACAATGGATACAGAAGGCCGTGACTGGGCAGAAGAGATGTACCGCAAAGATCCAAAGGGCAACTCTGGCTGGAAGGCAAAGCTACGCTTCTACTGCAACGTTCTTATTGACGATGGCATGGAAGCCCCATATGTTGCTATTTGGTCTATGGGTGTAAGCAAGCAATCTGTTTTCAACACCATTAGAGAATATGCTTTGGACACTGGCAGCATTTCAAATCTACAGTGGAAGCTAAAGCGAAATGGCCAGGGTACAGAGACAAACTATACCCTAATCCCCGTTGCACCAGATGCAGAGCCATTTAACTGGAGTGGAATTACTCCTTTCCCACTGGAATCAGCACTAAACAAGATTCCATATGCAGAGCAAGAGTCGTTTTATCTTGGCTTTGACACACCATCAGTCACATCATCAAACATTGACTGGTAGGCAATAGTTGAGCTATAACGGTCTTCACGTCCACACACATTACTCTTTGTTTGATGGGATAGCCACACCAGAAGAGTATTTGTCACGTGCTCAGGAATTGGGTATGGATGCACTGGCAATTACTGACCATGGTTCGCTTTCTGGACACAGAGAGTTTTATAGGATAGCCAAAGAAAAAGGCATAAAGCCAATTCTTGGCATAGAGGGTTACATTACTAACGACAGGAAAGACCAACGTGCACCAGATGTACGAGACGGCTTGCTGGACTTGGTTTATAACCACATTATTGTCCTTGCCAAAAACCGTGTTGGATTAGAAAACCTAAATAAGCTCAATGAGATTGCGTGGACTGAAGGCTACTTCAAAAAACCACGCTTTGACTATGAGACACTAGAGAAGTACTCAGAAGGACTAATTGTTCTTTCTGGGTGCCTCTCTGGTGCTCTAGCAAAAGCTATTGAGGCAGAAGAGTTGGCAGAAGCCAAAAGAATTATTGAATGGCACAAGCGTGTATTTGGTGAAGACTACTACATTGAGGTAATGCCACACAATCCAGCAGAAGTAAACAGGCAGCTAATATCCCTAGCTGATCAGTATGGCGTAAAAGCTATTGTTACTCCAGACTGCCACCACGCACACACTGGACAAAAAGAAATTCAGGAGTTAAAGCTTATTCTTAATAGCTATTCAAACAAGGTACAAAAAGATGTTACCTATGATAAATCGTTAAAGCATGAAAACCTCATGGATAGGCTTAACTATTTATACGGAGAAAGAGAAATTAGTTTTACTAACTTTGATATTCATCTTTTGTCTAGTGAAGAAATGCACCAAGCTATGCAAGAGCAGGGCATTAACCGTGAAGATATCTACAAACATACCATTGAAGTTTCTCATAAAGTAGAAGACTACGAGATTAAAGACCACCTAGACCTTCTTCCAGTTCAATATCAAAATCCAGACAATGAGCTAAAAGAATTGGCTTTAGCTGGTCTAAAGGATCGTGGACTAGAAGAAAAACAATATCTAGATAGGCTGGACGAAGAGCTAACAATCATTAAGCAAAAGAATTTTGCCCCATACTTTCTTGTTGTCCGCTCTATGATAGCGTGGGCAAAAAAGCAGGGCATCATGGTGGGACCAGGTCGTGGATCTTCCGCAGGCTCATTGCTTTGTTATACGCTAGGTATCACAGACATTGATCCAATTAAGCATGGATTGCTATTTTTCCGTTTTATTAATCCAGAGCGTAATGACTTTCCAGATATTGACACAGATATTCAAGATTCAAGGCGTGAAGAAGTTAAAGACTATCTTGTCAGGCAGTATAAGCACGTAGCGTCTATTGCGACCTTCTTACAGTTTAAAGATAAGGGCGTTGTTAGAGATATTGCTCGTGTGCTACACATTCCACTGACAGATGTAAATAAAGTTATGAAGGTGGTGGACACTTGGGATGATTACTGTAATTCAAAACAAGCTGCGTGGTTTAGGCAGAAGTATCCAGAAATTGAAAAATATGGCGAGCAACTTCGTGGACGTATTAGGGGGACTGGCATTCACGCTGCTGGTGTTGTTACTTCTAAGTATCCAATATTTAAGTATGCTCCAATGGAAACGAGAACGTCACCAGGAAATAAAGAAAGAATTCCAGTCGTAGGCGTTGACATGGAGGAGGCTGAGCGTATTGGTCTGATTAAGATTGATGCACTTGGTCTTAAAACATTGTCTGTTCTCAGGGATACGCTTGATATTATCAAAGAAAGGCACTATAAAGAAATCAATTTGCTAGGAATTGATATGGAAGATCCAAAGGTATATGACATGTTATCTTCTGGATATACTAAGGGCGTATTCCAATGTGAAGCTACTCCATATACAAATTTGCTAGTTAAGATGGGCGTTAAAAACTTTAATGAGCTTGCTGCATCAAATGCTCTAGTTCGTCCAGGTGCTATGAATACCATTGGAAAAGACTATATTCTTCGTAAACATGGTAAGCAAAACATTGCATATCACCACCAGGTTATGAAAGAGTTTACACAAGATACTTATGGATGTATCTTGTACCAAGAGCAGGTTATGCAAGCCTGTGTAAATCTTGGCGGCATGACAATGGCAGAAGCTGACAAAGTTCGTAAAATTATTGGAAAGAAGAAAGATGCGAAAGAGTTTGACCAGTTTAAAGACAGGTTTGTTGAAGGTGCTTCAAAATATATCGCTCCTAATGTCGCACGTGATTTATGGTCTGATTTTGAGGCCCATGCTGGGTATTCGTTTAATAAGTCTCACGCTGTGGCGTATTCTACTCTCTCGTATTGGACGGCGTGGTTAAAATATTATTATCCACTTGAATTTATGTACTCTATTCTTAAGAATGAAAAAGACAATGATGCACGTACAGAATATCTTATTGAAGCAAAGCGAATGGGCATATCAATTAAACTACCGCACGTCAATGAATCAGATGCTGACTTTAAGATTGAGGGCAAGGGAATTCGATTTGGACTAACTGGCATTAAGTTTATTTCTGATAATGCTGCAAGAACATGCATAAAGAATCGCCCATTTAATTCTTATGAACAAGTTCGTGAGCTATTTATGAGAAAGGGTAATGGCGTAACAAGTAGACAGCTAGAGGCACTTCGTAAAGTTGGAGCACTAACATTTCCAGACAATCCAAGAAATGACGAAGAGATTAGAAGTAATCTTTATGAATATCTTAACTTGCCAGAATTTAACATCACTATCCCACAACACTTCTATGCATTTATTAATGACGTAGAGGAGTTTGAAGAAAAGGGATCATTTATATTGATGGGCATGGTAAAGTCTATAAAGCGTGGCAAGGGCTGGTCACGGGTAGAAGTTTTAGATAGAACTGGCAGCGTAGGCATCTTTGATGATGAGCAAACTGCAATTGAACCAGGTAGAACATACCTGTTGTTGGCAAGTGACAATAGAATACTTGGGGCAATACCAGCAGATGAAATTGGAAAAATAGAATCAGCAATAATTAAATATTTAAATTATAAACAGTTGCCATATAAAGAAGATGAAATGTATGTTGTGTCTTTTAAGCCAAGAGTTACAAAGGCTGGAAAGAAAATGGGTTATTTAACATTGGCAGATGTATCTAGAGAGCTGCACTCAGTTACTATTTTCCCAACTCAGTTTGCAAAAGCATACATGAAAATAAAAGAAGGTAACGCATATAAGTTTTCTTTTGGTAAAACAAAAGATGGAACAGTAATAATGGAGGACATAATTGACAACGGTTGAAGAGGCTCTAGCACTGCTAGATCCAAAGATTAGAAGCAGGCTTGCTACGGGTGCTGGAATTAAAACTGAAACGCAGGCAACGCCTAGCCCAGGATTAAACAGGGCACTAAATGGAGGTTTGCCATACGGAAGACAGGTCTTAATATGGGGCAGCAAGTCCAGTGCAAAGTCATCGCTATGCCTTCAGACAATAGCTTTGGCACAAAAAGATGGCAAGCTTTGTGCATGGATTGACGCAGAAATGTCTTATGACGAGGCATGGGCCAAGCACCTTGGGGTAGATACTGAAGGCCTAATCTACTCACAGGCTAGAACTATTAATGAAATGGTAGATGTTGCTGTAGCACTAATGCAAGCAGGTGTAGACCTTATTGTAATAGACAGCATTACGTCACTATTGCCAGCAATTTACTTTGAAAAAGACTCTGACGAACTAAAGTCTTTAGAGAATACCAAGCAGATTGGTGCAGAGTCACGTGACTTTAGCAATGCATGGAAGATGATTAATTATGCAAACAATAAAGTAAAGCCAACCTTGGTTATTGCTATTTCACAATCACGAAACAATATTAATGCAATGTACACAAGCCAGCAACCAACTGGCGGTCAGTCAACTAAATTTTACTCATCTACAGTCATTAAGCTGTTCTCGTCTGAGTCAGAAAACCAAGCACTTAAGGGGAAGATACCAGTAGGGGATAAGCTTATTGAAGAAAAGGTTGGTAGAAAAGTTAGGTGGGAAATTCAATTCTCAAAAACATCTCCAGCATTTCAAAGCGGAGAGTATGACTTTTATTTCCGTGGAGATAACCTTGGCATTGATTCAATAGCAGATCTAGTTGACACTGCTGAAATGAACGGGTTAATTGAAAGAACTGGTGCTTGGTATAAGCTAGAAAACGGAGAAAAGATTCAAGGTAGAGATGGCTTTATCAGATATGTAAAAGAAAATACTGAATATCAAAATGAGCTTAAGGCAAAGCTAAATGTCTAGTAAGTATGAAATATATCATGGAGAATTTCCATGTCATACTTGCCAAGAAGTGGTTAAGTCAATGAGATTTTATTTTGATACAAAAGATACAACTTGGATGTGTAGCAAGAAGCACATAAGCGTTGTTACATTAATTCAACCAAAAAGAAATAAGAAAGATTATGAGCGAGAGAGCGGAGACTAAGCGTCTTGGTGCCAAGCAAACTAAAAATAGTGGGCGTGGCATTAAAAAGG